TTTAGGCACTGCGTAATCATCTTTTAGCATAGGCATTGTTTCATTCGCAGCTTTCGTAAAATCATCAGTTGTAAAAGTGCCTGTAGGCTTTTTTGATCGTGGCCGTACTCTTTCAATATGACTAAAATTTGGATTATCTTTTACCAAATGCCAATCACCATCATCTATTTTCATTTTGGCTGTTTTCATAGGTATGGACCCCCAATATGCGTCTGGAACACCAGGATCAACAGTAATTCTTGTGGGGTTTAATCGATCAGAGACAACTAACTCAGCAAGTTCCCCCTGATGTCTACCACCATGCCATGAAGGAACATATGTCGATGCTAAAATTGGTTCCTTAGACATAAAAGGTCTACCACTATATTCGATTTGATTCTCTCTACTTTTTCTTCCTCGATACCACAAATCATCTAAATCATAACCTAATTCCACTGCCCTTTTTCTTCTTGATTCTCTATCCATAGGTCTATTAATAATTTTTCTTAAATAATCTATGTCAAGAGTGTTTTCAATAGTCCGAATATGATCTATTTCGGCAGGTTTAAGTTCTCTTCCTTCAAATCGAGCTTCATTAACTATTCTGTTTACTTCTTCTGCTCTTTGTTTTGCTTCAGGTAATGTTGATTTTCTATATAAATATTCTTCTATTGGTTCAAGCTCTGGTTTTGATAATTTATTTTTTAAACTAGTTGCAAACTCTACTAGCTTTGGTGCAAATTGTGTACCTTTTGCTATAACTGGACCTAAGACAGCACCTAATGCTCCTTGAGTTATACCAGTTGCAAATCTATCTAATGCACCTTCACCACTTAAAAAACCTTCTGTAAATCCACCTAGAGCACCAATCGTTGCAGATCCTGCCATTGCTCCCATTCTCATAATAGCACCAGGTGCAGTAACAGCTAGTGTTGGTATAATTCCTGAGAAAAAAGCACCTGTGCTTGCTTCTGGATTTTCTTCATCAAAGCTTTTTAATTCTGCTCTTATGCTATCAAGATTATCACTATAAGATTTATCACCTAAAGCACTTCTCATAAAAGCTTCTATTTCGTCACTAGAACTAAAACTTAATCCTTGTGCAAATTGTCTACCAAAATTGGTTAGATCAGCTTGGCTTAAATCTTCAATAGTTGTACCTGATGGCAATGTTACCACTAGACTTGCCCCCCAGATAACTCCCTAGCTAATATCTGCAAAGTTTCACTAAAACTTTTATCTAATTCCTTGGCAGCTTTGGCAAACTTCTTTGGTGATACTTCATCAGCATCTATACCTCTACGTTTTAAAAAACTTTTGGCTGCTCTTATTTCTGCCTGTGCTACTTTTTTTATTGCTGCTTTTGCCATATTACCAAGCCTTACAACTCCAATATCTTGCTTTTGTTTTAGGGCCAGGGTTATCACAATTATGCCTAGCTCTAAAGTTTTTTCGTCTACCCTTTTGATTTTTCTTAATACGCATGTTTGGATCTCCAAAGGTAACTCTTTTTACCTTGTCACCATCCATTACAAATACAACTGACTTCTTTTTGCCATAGCTTGTCTCACCCTTGCGAATCCTACGAGGGTTACCAATCTTTACTTTTTTACCTTTATACTCAGCCATTATTTTTTATGAATTGTTTGTATTTCAAAACTTGCTTTTTTAGATGCACCTTTATGTGGCTTATATCCACCAGTTGGATTCTTCATTAATTTAAATCCATTTCCTGATTTCATCCAATGAAAACCTTTAGGTGCTTCAACTGCTTTTTTTGCCATTATTTACCCTTTTTCTTTAAATAAACTTTTTTAGCTGACGTTTTACGTTTAGTTGCTGATTTAGCAGCCTTTGATTTACATTGTGCCATTGTCGGTCTGCAATAAGGATAACCTCTTTTACTACCAGTTTTCTTTTTTCTACCACAAGGTTTACCAGTTTTACAATCAACCCAACCCTTACCTTTGTTTTGACCAAACCACTCTCTTAATCCACCACTGGTACTACTTTTTCTTTTTCTTGGCACTTTTATTACCCCAGTTTTTCGCACCGACTTTGCGACATTTAACTAATGCACCTGAACCATAAGCACTAGGCCAAGTACCACCACCTTTAGTATATCTAGCTTTTACTTTACGATAGCAAGCATCTCTTTTTGGCTTTTTCTTTTTTGTAGCCATTTATCTAGCTCCTTGCATTAGTTCTGTAAACTCACTTACTTCATCAACCATTTGCTGATCAACCTTTTGCGATATACTTGGTGTCATTAAAAAAGCTCTTTGTGGATTAGATTTTCCTGTTAACTTTAATCTTTCTGCCATATTCGTAAAAAAATCTCTAAATATTAACTCACCAGGAACATCAACTGGTAATGATCCTTTGTATTCACCAGGAATTTCAGTGTCATAAGTTTTGTGTGTAGATCTTCTTAAATCATATGAAGTCGGTTGACCAATTGAACGACCTGTTGCAAAAGATGGTACAGTTAAAAGTTGTGCATCAGATATTGAAGTTCTAATGACTCCCATATCTGGAAAACCTTTAGAACGATATTGATCTGCATCCATACGTTGCCATAATTCCCTTCTTTTTGTACCAGGCATCTTGTCAACATATTCATCAACATTTTCTGATAAGATTCCAACCCAATTAGGATCAACTTCTTTTTTTATTCTATCATCATATTCTTTGGCTGCTTTTTTACTTATCTTACTCTGCTTAATAATCTGTAAAGTTGTATCAGACATCATCTTAGAAAAATCACCTGCCTGACCTGCCATTGCAGTATAAACCATTAGTGGGTCATCCATTTTTTCCATAGCACTAGCTTTAGATTTCATTGCAGGAAATTCAGATGCCCAAAGCCCTTCACCTTCACGCATGTACCCATGCCCACCTTCTAACTTGACTGGAGTTGCCAGTTCTGTTCCACCAACACTTGTTAATGTGGCATCAGCTTTTGTTCTATCCCCATAAGCAGGAGTTAACACACGACCTTGTAGTTTTGATATATCCAATGTTTTTTCTGGAACAGCTAATCCTGATTCGGTTCTTACAAAAGGAATATCTTCTACAAAAGTAGGTAATTTAGTTTTACCCATTTGAGCAGGATCAAATTGTGGTTTTGTCGGTTTAGGTAAATCACCAAGAGCACCATACCCTCTTACTGAACGTAAGAATTGATCTATGGTAGGTTCAACTAATTCTTCTTTGATTAAATTAGATAACGCACCAAATAAAGGTATTTTTTCTAATCGGCTCACTTTTTCTTTTTTCTAAGCTTTTTTAAATCTGCTGCTGTAATTTTCTTTTTATTTCCTGCAAGTGCAGCCAATTTCTTTTGTTTTGGTGAATATTTACTAAATGGCATGTTAACCCCCTAACATTTTATTCATCATTTCTTGGATATTATCACTTGATCCAATCTTCATAACTTTGACTTTTACGTCATCACCATGATGATCTTCCATCATTTCTTCTTCTTCCATCATCTCTTCCTGTTGCTCTTCGCCAACACCATACTGATACTGGTGACATAACAATAAAAAGTTTACCAATTGATCATCAGATAATTCTAAACCTTCTGTTGTATGAGGAAATCCCATCTTCTCAATAAAAAGTTCAGCATTTTCTTCCATGTTTTCTACATTTACTTCAGCCATTTTAAGTTACTCCTGTTCCCATAGGTTCTGTAAAAGTTAAATATTGTTCTTCTGTTACTGGGTTGCCATCTGCATCATAATATAATTTTTCACCAGTTGTTGGGTTTGTTGTCATTTGACCACGAAATACATCTTCTGTACCACCAAGTTCAACTGTTTCTGGGTCACTTAATGCAAATCCTTCTAACATATCTGGATTAATTGGTAAATTCGTAACAGGATCAAAGTAAACACCAGATGCTTCGTCATATCTTAACATTTCATCTCCGACAGAAGGATTATAACCATACCTTGTTAAATATCCAACATTAGCATATGGTCCTAATCCACCTTTATAAGCTCTGACAGCTTGTGCAGTTAATGGTCTTTGACTGTAGGCATAGTCATATTGTAAAGCATTTGAATCATCACTGCCTGATATGTTAAATGGATCAGCCCCATACGCAGTATTGCTATATATTACATCTCCAGTCGTAGGATCTGTGTTTGCTCTTAAATCATCAAAAAAACTAGTTAATTGATTTTGGTCAAAACCTTGAATAGCACCACCACCTAAACCAGTTACTTCATTAAACCCACCAAACTCATCTAATCTAAGAGGATTGTCTGGTGTACCATATCCACGACTTGGGTCTACTCCATACCTACTTAAATCATCAGCATCATCAACATTAGGATCAATAACATTGTAAATTTTATCGTAATAAAAAGAACCATCAGCTAATTTAAAGTTTTTACCTGCTAGTGCATCAAAAAAATTACCTTCGTTAATAATATCATTTAAGACATCTGTACTCTGACTTCGTAAAAAGTTCTGTGTGCCAAAAGATTCAGTTTGATTAAAAAATTTATTAAGATCGAATTGATTCGCATCTGGATTGCTTAAAACTAATTGCTCTGGATTTAAACCAAATTTTTGACCTAAATCAAACCGACCAGAACCTAAACTAAATAAATCTGTAAAATCAGTGCTTGCACCAGGTTGAGAACCTATTGGATCATCAACTATATCAAAAGATTGTGGATCACCTGTAGGATAATATCCTGTAAACCCTTTTGTTAATACTGGCTGTGTGTATGTCGATGAGTCTTTTTCAGTGTAATTACCTTCTGCATCATATGAACCTAATTGTGTCGGATCTCTTGTGATATTAGTTGATCCAACTGGTATACTTTCCCCTGTGCCAGTAACATCAATATAGGTTTTTCCATTGGGAGCAGTGTAATAAATATCATTATCGCTAGGATCGTCTTTGGCTTGTTCAGCAGCCATTTTCGCAGATGTTTCAGGGTCATAGCCTAAAATACCAGATACATCATATTTACTAGGATCATCGACTGTAAACCTGACATTTTCACCACTTCCTTTTTGTTTAGAAATGCCACTAATAAGTTGTAAGTCTGATAAACTTTTCCCATAATAACCAGGATCTAAATTTTCAAATTCACTATCGTCATAATCATAATTAAATACTTGACCAGTCTCAGGATCTTTAAAATATAACCTTTCCACTTGTCCTGCTTGTCCACCAAGACTTGTAACAACATCTTGAATGGTAGAATAACCTTTACCTGCTCCTAGTTGCCCAACTTGAGAAAAAACTTGCACCTTATCATCTTGCTGTTGAGTATCTGTACCTACATTAGCCAAAGCACCAGTATCTTGGGTTGTTGTTTGCTGTTGAGTTTGAGTAGGTTGCTGTGCATACTTTGCACTAATCGTAGCTAATTTAGATGCTAGTTGTGGATCATCTTGTGGCACTAAACCTTGATCAGTATAACTTTTAATTAATGCAACTATTTCTTCGCCTTCAGTCATTATCTAGCTCCTTGCATCGGCATCGATGCCATTATATTCCCTAAAGCACCACTCCCAATGCCTTTTCTTTTTAATTCCATAACTTTATTCATTAAATACTGTTCAGCATTAAATCCACCTTGTTGTGGTGGTTGACCACCACCCATTGGCAAAGCTCCCATTGGTTTAACAGGACCAAAAGCCTGTGGATTAATTGGTCTTATTGTAGCTAATGAATTATTTGGGAGCATTTTTCAACATTTCCATTTGCAATTTAGCATTATTCTTTTCTCTCTCTAATTGCAGATCTGCCTCTAACTTAGTAATTTTTGCCTGTAAATCTGCTTGAGCTTTGGTAGCTTCAATCTGTAAATCTTGTTCTGCTTCAGCTTGTTTGATTTGTATTGAAGATTGAGCTTTGGCTTGATCTGCTTGAATCTGTGCTTGTGTTCTAGCTTTTAAGGCATCAGCTTCAAGTTTAGCAAGTTGTTGTGCATATTGTAATGGATTCTGTTGTTGTTGCTGTTGTTGACCTGTCAAAGACTTCAATGCATCAATCTGTTGCATTTGTGGTGACTGTCTTACAACTTGGGCTGCCCTCTGACTAATTAATCGATCTAACTCTGGATTAATGTCTTTTGGTTGGTAATTAGGATTCTTAAAATCTGGAACTGGTTGCATTGGAACTCCAATACTTGCTTCCATTCTTTGTCGATATAATAAGGCAACATGTTCTGCAATATGTGCAATCATAATAGGTTGCATACCCTTTGTAGCATTATTACCACCTAACATTGGATCTTGTAAGAATTGCATGTGTACAGCAATGTGAGAATCGTGATCTTGTTCTGGAAAAGCTTTTAATGGCTTGCCATACATCACTGACATATTTTCATCAACTGGATCAGTTCGTGGTGCTTCATCAGGTTTCTTTAGTATTTCATCAATATTAGGTACTCTGATAGCTTCATACATTCTTTTGTATGCTTCATATAAATTATGCAAATCAGGTTGTGACCTAGCCATTTCCAATACAGCTTGTGCCTGTGCAATCCTTTGAGCCGTGCTAAAGATGTTGGGGTCACTGACAGGGAGAATATCAATGCGATCATCAAAATCAGCAGCATATATTTCAGAACTGCTTCCAGAGAATGAAAATGTAAATTTTTCAGGCAAGTATTCTGCATTCAACCTGGCAAGCATTTTAAACTCTTGCCCTTGTGAATAATGAAGCCTTTTATGTATTGCAGAAAAAGCTTTAGAACCTTGCTCTATCAATGCCACTGTTGATCCAACAGGAGCATTTGGATTTACATCCCCAACATTCAAATCAGCCGTACTTGCAAATCTTTGACCTGCATCAACGATAAAACCTAATAAATTAAATAAAGATCCACTAGGTTCCTTGAATGGCAATGGCATTATAGCTTTATTAACATCATCAACAGTCGCATCTAAATCAACAAACTCACCAGGATTGACTTGTACTTCACCCCCTGCAACACGACCTCTTAATTTAAAACCACCTTGCATATTAGCAAAAGCAGCCGAATCAAGTAATGCTCTTAATGAACCAGTGGCTGCCTTACCTAATCCACCGATTAAATGAAATAATCCAAACCCATAAAAGCCTAAACCTGGCAAGAACTTATAACTGACAAACCAATCTCTGCGTTTCTTCTTTTCGTCATCTTC